CTCGGGTTACCTGCGCCGGGGCAGGTCCAGACAGGACCCGAGAGGGCAGGGAACTGCCTCTCCCGCAATGGCTTATGGCTCAGCTCCCAACTCGCTGGCAACGGCCAGTTGGGCTGCAATTAGCCATCCGGCCCTGTCTGATGCGATCCGTTCGCGCTCTTTCGCTAGCCATCTCTCGGTTGTCTGCGGATCATAGCCCCTGTTCCGTGCCTTCATTGCATACCTCATGGCGCGCCACTCTGGCTCGGTATGCCATCGTTCGACCGCCCGACTCCTGCGCTTCTCTGCTTGGCTCAGCGTTTCCGGCTTGTTGTAGCGCGCAATACGCTTGAGTCTCTGCACGATTGGACACTTCAGCCATTCGGACTTCGCCTGATGATAAGCGCGCCTGGCAATCCACTCGGGGTCTGCCTCATTGCGCTTCCTGTTACGTGCTGCCGTGTCTGCATTCACCCTCTCCCGGTATCCAGGCTCATTGGCTATGCGCTCCTTGATGCGCTTGGCATTGATAGCACGCTGGGACAGTCTGTACTCCTCGTCCGTTGCTATGCGCTCACGCTTGCGCTTGGCCCTCGACGCCGCGCGCATGGGGTTCTTGGACCTCTCTACATCGTACCGCTTGGCGTAAGCGGCAGAGCACGGGGGCCCGCACCTCTTGGCGGACCCCCGCGTCTGGAACTCCTTCCCGCATTCACTGCATGTCTTGAGCATTGGCCAGCTCCTGTGATGCGATGATCATGGCGACCATGACCTGTGCTGTGGCGCGCTCCTCGCGCTTGGCTCTCCGGCGCTCCCTCTTGCGCGCCTTGTACTCCGGTGTCTGTCGGCGCGCCGCGCGATTCTCCTTATACCTGGCAGTCTGACTATACGCCTTCATGTACACCCTGTGGTACTCCTTGGACTCCGGCGTCTGTCGGTACGCCTTCATGTACACTCTGTGGCGCTCCTTGGACTCCGGCGCCTGTCGGTACGCCTTCATGTACACTCTGTGGCGCTCCTTGTACTCCGGTGTCTGTCGGCGCACCCTGTGGTACTCCTTGGACTCCGGTGTCTGTCGGCGCACCCTGTGGTACTCCTTGTACTCCGGTGTCTGTTGGCGCGCCCTGTGGCGCTCCTTGGACTCCGGTGTCTGTTGGCGCGCCCTGTGGTACTCCTTGTACTCCGGTGTCTGTCGGCGCATCTTTTCATATGCCCGCGCTCTCGCCTTACGGCACGGGGGTCCGCACGTCAAAGCAGACCCCCGTGTCTGAAACTCCTTCCCACACTCTGCACACGTCTTCGTCATCAGCTCAACTCCACCATGAACCTGGCCAGATCCTTGGGCTTGAACACCACTTCCCGCCCGTTGCCCGTGACCCGTATCTCGCGCTTGTCTTTGTCCACAACCACATCCAACTTGCCAATCTTCGAGGGATTGCCCCCGTTGCGCCGCTTGCGCAGCATGAGTTGGTGATCCTGCCATTGCTTCTGCTGGGGCTGCGTCCGCACGCCGTCGTTGCCGAACACCATGCGTTGCTCTTCCCATGTGAGGATGCGCACTGCGGTCCGCCTCGGTGAGCCGTCTGCGGTGAGCACGTCCACGCCCTCGTCCATCAGTTGTTGCTGAACCTCCGGTGTCTCCCGCATCAGTGCGTTGCGGACATGCTCGGGCAGTACGAATACGGCGGCAAGCACACGGCCACTGGCGATTGCTGAGACGATCTTCCACACCCCGTCACCAAGCGATGACTCCGTGCGGAGCGCCACCACATCGCCGCCGTTGTTGATGTACTGATTGTACAGCTTGCCCGCATTGTCGGCGCTCTTGCTGAACACGCCTTCGATCTTCCGCGCCCATACCTTCGGGTCCACTTTCGCGATTGCTGTTGTCGTCGCCATCTTGCCTACTCCTCTCGCTGTGTCTACACGCTCCCGGCAATAGGCCGGGGTCACGTCACCATCACCCATCTCCGCCTCGGGTTCCGCAGTATCGACTCCAACGCAGGCGCGTCCTCATACGCCTTGCGGATACGCTTCTGCGCGCCCTGCCTCGTGATGCCCAGCGTTGCGCCGATCTTGCTGTATGGTTCACCGTCCACCCGTGCCCACACGGCATTGTACTGGCGCATCTCGGACACCGTGCGTATCCTGTTCGGGCACAGCGCCCGCAGCGCGTCCACCATGCGTGACATCAGGCGGTCTTCGCCGGGCTCGGCTACCGTCGCTGGTAATCGGTCCAGGTAGGCCGGGTCTGTGGGGATTTCTCTGCTCATCTTCATTGCTCCCATGTGCGCGGCTTGGGCTCGACGGTGATCGCCGTCTTCGTATCGGCCACGGTGCTGCAACACTGGACGACGTATGCCTCCTGCTCCTCGCTCAGTTTCGGTGGTGTGCCGTGCGTCGGCTCTTTGGGATGGCGGTCTCGGCGAAACCGAAACCTCAGTTCGTTGTTCATATCTGCGTGTCCGTGATCCGTGGCGTGTCGTTGAGTACACTGGTGACGGTGCAGTTCAGTACGTTCAGGTTGATCTGTGCGTCACGGTAGTTGGGGAGAGTGTCGATGGCTTGGCGTAGTAGGTTCTCGGTCGCGGTGTCGTCGAACAGTGCGAGGTTGTTCCACCCGGCCGCGCTCTTTGGGCACCTGTTCACATGACGTAGCATGTGTTCTTTCGCCCACTCGAGCCCCAGATGCAGCCCCACCGTGCCCCTGTAGAAATCAGGATCGAACCGCTCGGGGTCCGGCGTTGCGTCCATCATGCATAGGATGCCCCATGCCGTCTCCCAGTCACCCAGGAACATGGACCGGAGCACTAGCATCTGTTGCGTGTGCTCGTCTGGGATGCCCCGGTCGGTGTACCACACCATGACGGCCTCGGCCGGGTATTGGGACAAGATAAACGCGGTGTCCTTCCTGCATGCATCATGGTCGGCGCTCAAGCCCCCGGGGCTGCGGCGCATGAACATGCCCACGCGGTCGAGTTGGACAAACTTGCACCCGGTCGCCACCAGTTGCAGCCATGCGTCATAGTCATCCGAGTTGGTGACCTCTTCGCGGTATCGGATCGTGTCGATGGCTCTGCGACTCAACAGCGGGTGTGGATTCATGGTGTTGCGCTCGAATAGCCGGGTCCAGCTCGCGTCGGATTGCGTCCACTCGGGAACCTTGCGCACGTCGTCGTCGCAGCCCATGTACTCCAGATGGTCGATGGTCACGTCTGCGGCTGTGGCCTTGGCTCGGTCCACCAGATGCGCCACTCTCGATGGGAGCCATATGTCGTCAGCATCGTGCCAGATCAGATAGTCCCCGTTGGCCTTCCTGCGGATCTGCTCACGGCGCCGGGATACGCCGAGGCTCTTCGCTCCTTGGAGGATCTGAGCGCGCGTGGTGTCGCCCCAGCGGTCTATCACGTGCCCGGTCTTGTCCTTGCTCCCGTCATCGATGACGATCAACTCGGTGTTGCCGTAGGTCTGGCCTGCCATGGACCCCAGCGCGTCACTGATAGTATCGGCTGCGTCTCGTGCGGTCATCCCGATGGTTACTCGTGGTTTACTCATGCTGTCTCCCTCTGGTCAATGATCTCGCCATGTATGTGCCGGTTGTTGCAAAGCGCTAACGAGAACTCGTTGATCGGCACCCACTCCTCCCCCACCATGCCCATGGATTGCACGGGCTCGCCGAATAGGGCGCACCAGTCACCGCAGTGGCACAACATATCATATCCGCCGCGTGAACTGACCGGGCAAAACATGTCAGCCATCTTGCCATGGCGCTCCAGTGCAAGCAGTCCTTGCGTGTCAATCACCGCTTTCATGTGATGGCGGCCCTCGGTATTGCGGTGTCCTCGTGGATGACGTAGGTGGCTGTCTTGCCCACCACCATGGCCATGTCCAGCCCGGTGAAGTTTACGCCACGGGTGCCAAGCGGCTGCTTGCAGGTCAGCATGTCGCGGGTGATAGGAACGTTGGCCGGGATGTCACAGGCGGCCACGATTGCCACGTGGTAATTTTCGCGGGTACTGCGCTCGATGTGTTTTGCCCCGGGTCGTGTGGTTGCCCGGTCAATCCTGCGAATGGAGAGCACTAGATCCTCCAACTCGTCAAACTCGATGGAGATGCTGTGGTCCAGCCCCAGCATACTGCGGGCGTTGGTGACGTGCTTCTCGATGATGTCGGCGCCGGCGCCCACGGCTGCAATGGCAATGTCGATCCCCTCGCAGTGGTCACTGTAGCCTATGGCGTTGTGTGGGTAGGTCTCCTTGAGTTTGGCGATGCGGCCCAGTGCGGCGTGTTCGTCGGGGCACGGGTACGCGGCCACACAATGCATGATGGCAAGCCCCCCGGGGGCTTGCTGGAGGATGTCGATGGCTCGTGCTTCCTCGTCCCATGTACAGCCGCCGATGCTGGCGATGATGGGGAGACGGGTGGCGGCGCAGGCCTCCAGTAATGGACCGTTGGTGATGCTGTGGGAGGCGATCTTGATGACGTCGGGGCAGAGCTCTATGTAGCGCTCCAGTGCGGGGATGTCGAACACGGAGGATGCAAACCCCATGTGGCAGGCGCTGGCGTGGTCTTGCAGTCTGATCAGTGCGTCGGGTTCAAGCTCCAACTTCTCGCGCACCTCCCGCTGGGTGCGGCCGAGCTCGCGGCACTTGGCAAATGGCCGGTCCAGGTAGTCGGCCGTGGCCAGTGCCGATGGTGTCCTCATTTGGACCTTGACCATGTGCGCGCCGGCCATGGCGGCCCGGTCGAGCATCTGGCGAGCGTAGTCGTAGCGGCCGTTGTGGCAGTTGCCGATCTCCGCCACGATCATGGTCGGCCACCCGGCTCCCACCGTCCTGTTGCCGATGTTTAGCTCTCGCATTGTGTCCTCCTCTGTTCCAGCCATGCCATGAACTCGCGCACGTTTGCTTTGGGGTCTCCCGGGATCGGGTATTTCTGGTCGTCAGGCTCGATTGGGTCGGTCCACACCGGATGCGGTAGCGGCTGTCCTCCGGTCGTTTCATACATGCCGTTCGCGAGGGTATGCGTGTGAATGTCTGGTTGTACATGCTCACCTGCTCGCCCCATGAGTGCCTCGCCATCGCCGCGGACGCAGGTGACACTGAGATGGGGCATGGCCGATGCGATGCCCTTGGCCACGGATTGGGATTCTCCCATGGCATGCAGTAGATACAGGTTGCCGGGTCGGTGCGCCACTGCCTGAGCTGTGCGCGATGTCAGCCCGTTGGAGAAAACGAGAGCGCCCTCGTGGTCGGTCACGATCTTGCGGATAGCTTCACTTCGTTTCATCGATTTGCCCCCTTCCCACCAGTAGCGCGACTACCTTTCTGCGCCCGTAGGCTGCGCGGACGAGCCCTGGTATGGTTTGCTTGACGGGCCTGAGCATACCGAACTGGTCCCAGTCGATCCCGAACGCCTTGCACACAAGACGAGTGTTTTTGCCCCACCACTTGTGCTGCACTTCCTCCTCTGGGAAGACGCCCCGGTCTGCGACCACCAGGAACAGCCCGATCTCACACAGATGATGCAGCCCCACGATGGCGTCACCGATCAGGCCGAATCCACTGTTCTGCATCAGGACGCACGGGCGTTTGCCGGCGAGCGTTGCCCCGAACGCCGCGGCTACTGCGTGGTTCTCGCGTGGTGCAGGGTAGTAGGGGGTCAGGTGCGGTAACACCTGCCGGAACATGGAATCAGGAACACCGCTGAACCAGTCACACTCGGCCATCAGCGCCGCGGCGAACTCCTCGCCGGTGAACAGTGCGCGCCGGGCTGTGTGCAGTGGCCTGAGTCCATCGGTCGGGTCGGCCCGCTGGTCACGCTCTGCCATCTCGCTGGGCCGTGGCGCCTTCTTGCCGTCCCCGTCGCAGGGTTGCCACTCGTGGACGTTGGGGCTCTCGCAGGCTGGACAACCGTGGCGAGGCGGACTCTCGGGTCGCTCTTCCCAGCTCAGCCCGCAGGTGTAGCATACCTTGTGCATCAAAACAGCCCTCCTCGATACCCCAGCGGCTCGGCCACGTCGGCATGTAGCCGCACGGTGTGTAGCCCCATGGATCGGCATGCGGACGCGATCTCGCTCTCGAAACAGTAGCTCCCCGGTATCACGGTGCCCACGTTGTTCTCGATCATCGTGTCTGGGGCCGTGACGGTGTGCCCGCCGATCACCCGGCCATGGGCCTCGGGCATAGCGTCCACAATGCCACCGATCTGGAGCTCCGGGCAATGCTCGGCCAGTGCGGCGTACAGTTTGCCGCCGTATACCCCGGCACCCCATATCCAGACAGGGGAGGCAATGGGTTCCTCGCATATGTGGTGTAGCACATGGAGAAGGGCCGCGGCGCCAGCCTCGAACGGGAACAGACTCACCACCGTCCGCCGTCCCGTGTCGTTGCGCACGTCGGGCAGTTCAGTCGGGCCTTTCCCCAAGTAGGACCAGAGCGTGCGATAGGAGCACGGCATACGTGGGTTGCGGTTGTATGCCACGCATCCGTTGACCGCGGGGCAGTGGCCAATGGCCGGGCGCGGGTTCCAGTCGCGTGTGTAGACGTTGCCGATTGATTTGTTGACTGACTCGCATTGGTTGACCGCGCCGGTGTCCAGGTCAATCACGAAGTCGTCGTGTCCTGCCGGGCACCAGGTCTTGAACGTGTTCATTCCGCCTGCGGTGCCAGACCACAGCCTCATCAGGTTGCCGGGCTCGGTGGTGTAGCTCTCGATCCACTCGGCCTCTTCGTCCGTGTAGTCGCGGGGATACAGCTTGCGCCGCCATGGGCCCTCCATGACTGCGAGGGTGAACGGGATACCGACCGCCGAGCACTTCTTGCACATGTGCTCAACCGTCATCCTGCGATCCATACTGGAAACCACAACAACCTGAACCGGAAAGCCGTCCGCCGCTAGGTCATGCGTACGATACCGCCAGTCACGCGAATCGACGGTGCTCAAATGGTAGCTCGCCTTGACGAACCCGCACCGCTCGGGGGGCAAACTCATCCTAAACGACCCCACGTCCTGCGTCAGATTGGTCATCAGCGAGACCATGTAGCCCCGCTCTGCAAACGCCTTGAGCAGATACTCGAACTGCGGATGCAGCATGGGCTCTCCGCCACTGAGGCACAGGCTCCAGTGCGGAGCAGTGCGGCGGAGGAACGCGAGGAAGGCGTCGGCGTCCTCCCGTGTGCGTCCGCGGGGATCGCGCTTCGGGGACCGGGGTCCGGTGCAGTACTCGCATCGCAGGTTGCACTCGCTCCACATCTCGACGCCGGCCGACATGCCGCCTGCCGGGTGTTCGTGGTTGAATCTCAGCGGTGTACCGTGGTTGGTCACCTATCCATTCTCCTCTCTATCCGTGCCGCCTGCGCTACTCCTCTCTCCCATCGGTCGTGGATTACCCTCTCGTTTCCAGCTTCGGCGGCCACATGTTAGACCTCATCGTCGCCTCAAACTGCGGGCACGGGTCGGTGGGGTTGAGCTCCAGGCGCTTGGTGCAGTCCACTGCCCGGCGCACGAGCTCGCCCGGCTCGGTTGGCCGGTTGACCTTGACCCTGCGGTGTAGGCATTTGAGGCAGTTAGTCATTTCACATCTCCGGCTTGGTGAACTCGTCTCTCTCGACCATGAGTCACTCCCCTGCCCTCACAATTCCGCTACCATGATCGACCACTGGCCTCACCCGCTCATCATTGACCTCGGTCGTCCTCTCGGGCCTCAACGCCCGGCACTCTCGCTGCCACTGCCAGAACCGGGTCTTGGAGACCCTGTCCTTGTGCGCGCCCTCGTACCGCTGTCCCGTTCTGCGTTGCCTCTTGCCCAACTCCTGGCCACGGGGGCAGGCGCATGGCATCATGGCGTGGATGCATAGGCCGTCTCCCTGTGGCACGGGCACGTTCTCCAACTCGGGAACAGCCTTGGGGAACCGTTTCACGGTCTTGGGTCCAAAAACCTCTGGTAGCCGCTCTGTTCTGGCCCTGGCGAGCTTCACGAGGTTGCCATGCTCGTTCTCAACGCGGACCAGGCAGACCCACACAGCGCCCTCGTCCTCGCAGTGCTGGCAGTTGGTTTGCGGGGCTGCGCCTTCGCGCTTGGCCTGCTTCTCGTAGCGGGCTCGCACCGCGTCAGGAGCTGGGAAGTTGTACTCGTCGTCGGGGTCGTGGAGTTCCTCAACGATGGACAGGAACCGATCCCAGTCCACCTCAACCGCGTTGATCCAGCGACCATAGGCGCGGATGCGGTCGCTCCAGTGCGGCGGGGTGCCTGAGCGGGAAGACATGGCGTAGTCTTGGATCATGGCTGTCGTGGCTCTCACTCCCCACCTCCCGGTCCCTTGACCTCGGCCCACTTATCCCAAGATTCAACATACGCCGACAGTCGGGGAGCAGTGATAGCAACTCGACTGCTGGATACATCCGGTGTATGTCCCTTGTGCCACTCGATGACCTCTTGGGTGGGCTGGAGGCGGACGAGGTTGGCGACTTGGGTGTTCCAGGCTTCGACGTTCTGTGACTCCAAATGCGAATGTCGTAACGCACACTCCGACACATCGACCGAACAGAACCGTTTAGGGCCGGGTGCGTCATGTGACCACAGCATACCAAATGGACCGGGGGCATACACGAACCCGGCCCCACACAACGGACACGGCAGCGGTTTCGGTGTGGTCATGTCACAGCTCCTCTGCTGGCACCGGCTCATACGTCTGCACGAAGATGTCAGGCTTGCACGGGTAGAACTCACCCGCCACGCCCTGGATGATCCAATCACCTGCCGACGCCGTGTGATCACCTTCGAGCGTTGGGATCACGAGGATACCTGTTGTCATATTATGACCATGAGGAGCAAACCTTGCACCAGGAATATCAAACAGGGTCAGGATCTGTTCAGCTCCTACTTCGGTGCCATCGAAGTTCGTTGCCTCAATCACTACTGGCTTCTTGCGGAATTTCATTCTGGATGTGTCCTGTTGTACTCGGCCATGGTCACAAAGTACGCAAGAATTCCCTGCGCTGGTCCGGTGTGAGGCGAGCGTGAGCCCGTTCACACTCCAGCCGCTCACACTCAGCGTGAACAAACTCCTCGTCTGGAGCGGCTTCACCTGGCCACCTGAACGGGTGCGGGAACTTGTCTGCGCCGGGTTCTCCACACAGTCCACAGATGTCTTGCTGGTCAAGGTTGGTCATAGCGGTAACCCCAGTTTGGTTCGCTCATCGTCGCGGTCCTTGGCCTTCTGCGCATTGAGCGCGACAACCGAAGCCTCATTCTCCGCGTCGGTGGCCTTCCTCGGTCCCATGATGGGGTCTATCTCGGGGGTGGCCTTGGCCTTCAATTCTTCAATACGCTTTTCGACGCTCTCTGGAAACAGTCCCTGCCATCCGGCTGTGATGGAATCATGAATGGCTTGGATGGCGACTGCCACGTCATGCTTGGCGAGCTTGCGCAGTTGGAACACCTTGGTGCTGGCGGTGATCGTCTTCTTCTTCTCGCGGCGAAACGTCTCCCAGTGGTCCCAAGCCTCTTGGAATTCTGGGGTGTCCAGACAGGTATCTATCTTATTATCCCTTAGATACTTTTCACTTATAGTCTTAGGCGGACATATCTGTCCGGGGTCCCCTACCAATTCTGTCCGGGGTCCCTTGCCACTTTTGGTACCCCTGCCAATTCTGTCACCCCTACCAGATGTGTCCGGGGTTATGTCAGGGAACGTGAACTTGGTCGTCTGTCCACGTCTGGCCTTTGCCTTGAGCAATCCGCGCTTCACCAGCGTTAGGACTTCGCGCCTCACTTGGCGGTCAGACTTGCCGATGTCCCTTCCGAGCTTGTCCATGGAAGGCCACGCTGTACCGGAGTCATTCTCCGCGTACAATCTGAGACGTCCATAGGCAAGTTTGGCAAGACTCGACAGCGTCCGGTCCTCCAGTATGTGAAGCGGGATCTTCACGTAAGGCACAATCTCATCTGTTGACACTTCATGTCTCCATCCCCGGCCACAGGTACTTGACCGTCACCCCGAGCGCGTCAGCGATCATGTCGCGTGTGACGACTGTAGGAACCACTCGCTTGTTCAGAACTGCGGTAATGGTTCCCCGGCTCAGACCGGTGCGGCGCGCAAGCTCCGTCCCGGTGATTCCCCGCGCCGCCAACGCCGACGCCATCTTTGCATTTCGTTGTCTAGCCATCGGCTTCCTCACTTTCCATGTGTGTAGTACATGTGTACACGGTACACGGGGCCTGCGGGGGTGTCAAGAGCGGGTGCTGTAAATCACTTCACTCCTCCAATCTCAGAAAGCAGAACGTCGAAAGCGACTGCTGCCACTCACGCGGGCTTCGCTGTGTTCTCGGCATGCCATGCGAAATGGCACTTCTTGCAGAGCCACCGGACATCGAGCGGTTTGGAGTAGTCATCGTGGTGGCCATGTACGATGGTAGCGCCGTTCTTGCAGTGGCCAGACGCACCACACGATTGACACTTGTCCGGCCGTTGCAAGACGCCTTTGTGTAGCGCGACCTCTGCAAGGTTTTGCGCTCTATCGCTTGCCCTTGATCCGTTACGCCAGAAGTGATTATCCTTCCCCGTGCGCTCTTGCGGACGGAGCTTAATTCTCCGACGCAAGGCGTACCAGATGCTGTTGTGGTGCTTCCCGAGGAACTTGGCAATGTCTCGGCAAGACATGCCTGCCTGGTAGAGTTCGACGGCCTTGGAGTAGTCTTTTCGTGGTGCGCCCATAGTGACCTCCTGTATATAGGACACTATACCAAACATTGGACACGCTGTCAAGTGTTGGTGTCCATCAACAGTCGCCATGCGAGCGCCGCCACTGCTGGAACTTGGCCGTTGCCACAGGCGCCGTTGCGTTCGTCCAGCCGATCGGCCACCCCATCATCACCTCGCTCAATCTCGGCCATGGTTTCCGCCCGCCAAGATACTCGTCTAAATTGCTCCTGTAGGTCGCACTCCCCTTTGCCCCTCTGTTCGGTCCTGGCATGTAGACTGTTTTGCATGTCGGCACATAACCACAGCCTGTCTCTCTTATGGGCTGCACCAACATCGACCGCGCCCACAACTCCCCACCTCGCATCATACCCCAGCGCGGAAAGGTCTCCGAGAACTCTTCCAAGCCCCCGGCTAGTAAGCATTGGCGAGTTCTCCACGAACACGTGTCGTGGTTGTACCTCGCCAACGATCCGCGCCATCTCGGACCACAGTCCGGACTGGGCTCCGTCGATTCCTGCTCCCTTTCCTGCTGCCGAAATGTCGGTGCAGGGAAATCCCCCACTGACGACATCGACGCTTCCTTTCCATGGCTTGCCGTCGAAGGTCCGCACGTCATCCCAGATCGGGAAGGGCTCAAGGATTCCGTCCCGTTGTCGGGCAAGGAGGATGCTTCGGCAGTAGGGATCAATCTCGACAGCACAGACGGTGCGCCATCCAAGCAACAGCCCTCCCAGGATGCCTCCGCCCCCTCCAGCAAATAGTGCCAACTCATTCACTCCCCCCACCGCACCCGAGAGGCAGACTCGATGGCCTTGCGCTTGGTGTTGCACGTCTCCCACTCGATGCCGCAGCAGTTCCAGGCAACCCAGTAGCCGGACCCGGACCCGTGCCCGCTCACCATACCACACTCCCCATCCCCGCACTTCGGACACTTGGGGAGCTTCTGCACGGGCGCGGCTGGGGTCTTGAGTTCCTCGGGGGTTAGGGGGCGCCAATACTTCCAACAATCGGGGTTGTCCCTAACCCATACCGCAGTGCGTGGCCAATGACCAACCCCGTGGTCGGGGTCTTCAACGATTACCACCCCATCCCCCTCGGGAGGCTGGTCCTTGCACGAGTACCATGTATGCTCACTCACGCTCTCTCTCCCTCTTGTGCCTCTCGGCTCTCTCCACGTATTGCACCGCATTGCGCCAGTTCTTGACCCCGCTAGCCTGAAACGCCTCGTCCAGGGGCATGCACTCGGCCTGGATGCACACGCGCTCTAGTAGATCGTAGTCCCAGATCCGCTCGGCTATCTCGGGGATGGGCTCGGGGTCCATCAGAGGATGTCCTCGTGCTCTCGGACCATGTCCCGTTTCCAATTCTGGTATCATTACTCTGCTTGTATACCTTGCGGTCATCGGAGTGCCTATGCTCAGTCATACACCGCACAATGTCCTCTCTGCTCGTGGAGAGCCTTCCGCACCGGTTGCAGTACCATGCGAGTCGTTGCGTCGGTTCCATCCCTCACCCCTCCCAAGTACTACGAATCCCACCAGCGGCAATGGCACACAGCACCAACATGCCCAGGCAGGCACACGCGGGGCTCCGGTACCTGAATGCCAGGCCAGTCAGCCCAAGCCACACCATGCCGCCTGCGATCATCTTGAGGCACATTTGTCAGCCTCCGCATGTGCCCGCCGTTCCGCCGCCGTCGATGCTTCTGCCTCGCGTTCCATACTCTCAGCCCATGCAGTCATGCAGGCTATCGAGCAGAAGTGCAACTGGCGAGAGCCCCAATACTCGAACGGGTGGCCGGTCTCAACCTTGTACCAACGCGGCAGGGGGCCAGGCTGGGCCAGGTCTAGTTTCACGGCTATGGTCTGACACGCATCACACTGCGTCTGTGCTGGTATTTTCATCACTCCTCCTCTAACATGCGGTCCAGTGACGCGTCTCTGTCTTTGCGGTACTGTTTGCGTTCTGCTTTCGAGAAAGCCCGTCCGCGTCTAAACATCTCGTCCCGCTCCTCCTTCTCGGTCACACGGGGAGGCGCGCTGACCCACACGGCAATGAAGAACATCGCCAGGAAGCCAGCACCGAACCACAGGAGATTGCCCAAGGTTGGCCAGGTCATTGCTGGCCTCCCAGATCCGCCAACGCGGACACCTCGGCGCGGAATGCATCGTCCACCAGCAACTCCGCAGCGATGTCAGCCGGGATCTGTTTCACGCTCGTGTATGCCTTGCCCCGGTCACGCAGTGCGCGGACTACCAACTCAGGAGGACCGAGCGAGGACACGTCAGCATGCCAAGGCGGGTCGCATCTCGCCCAGGATTCTGAGCATGTGGGCTTGGGGTCCGTCGTTGTCGATGCCGGAGGACCACCCGGCACACGGGCCTCGGACACTGGCGGGGGCTGGGGGGCGTCGGTGACGGTGACGCTGGCTGCGTCGATGGTGATGGAGTCTCCAATCTCGCCATCTCGCACCTCGGTACTGGTGACGTCCTCAAAAAGCCACTTGCGTGCCTTCCTGATGGCTTTTCCCACGGCTTGGTCAACACTGCCCTCGTGGATGTTCTGCACCGGGATGTCGATGGCCTGCTCGTTCTCCTTGCCGTGCCACGTCCAGTAGATCATCACGGGCACGATGCCCTTCTTGCCGGCTGAGTCCATGCGAGTCACGCCGGGGACGATGGAGTAGGTCAGGTCGGGGATGTCGTGGAGCTTCTTGAAAAGACCCTCCTTGGTCACGTACATCTGACCCTTGATGATGTTGAACTGATTGCCGACCATGCCGAGGCCAGAGATCAGCGCGTGGGTCGCGCATTGCCTGACCACCGGCCAGTCGTACATGGGCTGGTTGTCCTTCTTGTCGGTCTTGAATCCGAGAGGCGTGCCAGCCAGTTTCGAGATGCTGTCCTTGATCTCTTCGGTGTTAAGCCACTTCTCGATCTCCCCGACGAGCTGTGCGGCCTGGATTGCCACAGCGAAATCCGCCTTGGTGCCAAAGACATCGAGTGCCTCGGCTTCCTTGCTCAGTCTTTCGATCGCGGTGATTGCCTCTTCGCGCTTTGCTACTTCGTTTGGCATGTCTACACCTCCATACATCTGGTTATCGTTTGCACCCGGCAGAGTTCGCAAACCCCGCACCGGGTTGGACGTGGGTCGTCGTCTTGCATCATCTCGTGCATCTGCTGCACGGTCGCATATGCGTCCTTGAGAGCCTCAGATAGTTTGTCCTCGTGCGTGAATCGGTAGATCGCCACGCCCGGGGGATCTTGCTTGGTACAGGCCACAATGGCGGGCTCTGCGGCATCAAAGCCTTCGTAGTTTTGGCGCAGGATGTCGCGGTACATGGCCATTTGCCAATGGTACTCATAGGCTTCGATCCAGTGCATCTTGCGCCAGCCATCACGAGTAGCCACCCAGTCCTCTTTGTCCAGTTCCGCGCAGGACTTCAAATCCGAGAACCACTTGCGGGTGTGATCGACGGCGTCAACCTTGCACCGGACGGGGATGCCGTTGAACTCGCCCGTCAACACCACCTCGTGCTCCCCCTCCAGCCGTTCCATTGCCAGGGGCTGGCGCTCGATGGCCCTGACCATGGCGTGGCAGTGGCGGAACGCGGCCTTGGGATCGCCCTTCTCGTGCCCGTACTTCTTGGATGCATTCAAGTACGTGTACTGAGGGTGCTTTGCGAGCCAGTCAGCGGCCTTCTCTGGCTCTAGCTTCAGGAGATGGAAGTAGGTGCCCTGATCCATGGGCTCGGTGGGCGGCCGCTTCCACAGGCCGCGCTTGCCCAGCAACCATGCCAGTTGGCACTCGCGGAACAGTTTTCGCCCCGAGTTGCAGAACGCCGGTAGATCGTGGTAGGGGTCGCGCATCATACTCCTCTGGTGAATTAACCGCCATCTCGGCAGACCTGCCCGCCCGGCGGCATGGCTTGGCTACTCGTCTGGCGACTGCGGTGTCAGGTCCGGTCGCCACAGTTTGGGTTGCGCGCCCACGCGATGCACGCGGACCTCCAGGTCGATGACGCCGCTTTTGATGTGGCGGCGCAGAGTCGCGGGTGTGCAGCCGAGGATTCGCGCGGCCTCGATTACGCCGACCCAGTTGGAGTGTAGCTTGTCCATGCCATCCACAATACCTGGTCGGGTTCCGCCGGTCAAGTCAGACGGGGCAACCTTTCTTCACTTTTTTTCACTTTTTGTTATGTTGGCCCTTGCAATGTATACCCGCTAGGTGTATCTTTAAGACATAACAAAGAGAACGGGGGCCCGCAGAGGCGGGGACAAAGAGGAAGGGGAGCCCGCGCATACCGACAAGAACAGCGGCTAGCCCTGAGACTCACCAAGGCGAAACACCCGCAAGGATGTCCGTCCGGTCTGGCAACCGGGCGCTGATGAAGCCTGCCACTACGAGGAGATGAGACGATGACATACCACACCACATGCTGCGGTTGCGAACGGAAGCTCGACGAGAACGGCAAGTACACGGCTCACACTGAGGACGGCGAGATGTTCTGTCGCAAGTGCACCGCTGATATGTCGCAAGTGTGCTGCAAGTGCGGCACGAAGCATCCGGTCTGGGACATGTACTACGTCGGTCCTGGTATCGGCCCACTCACAGACGAAGACGGCGTCGAGTGCGAGCGATGCCACGAAGCCGCGTGACCGAATACGAGGGCGCCAACCGGCGCCTCTTGTACTGACCCGCGGCAATCAAGCCGGGGGTCAGCACAGGAGAGAGACGATGAACACCGAGAAACATGCAGAATTGGACGTCGCCAGGTTGCGAGTGCGCTCCGCCCAAGGTCTCTGGTGGAAAGCCCAAGCGGAGTTCGACCTGGCCCAAGCCCGCATGACAGCCGCCCGGTCGGAGCTTGCCCAAGCCCGTGCCGCGCTGGTCACCATAGGCGCCGACATTGACCACTAACTCACTAAGGGGGCACGCCCCCCTGGTGAGCCCTCGCGGAGGGTTCACGAGACGGGCGAGCACAAGAGGAGATGGGACATGACAGCCACAACACAAGAACGAGCCGAGCAACTCGCGCACATGAGCCCTTACGCCATCCTCCCCGACGACTGGGAGCCGCCCCGGGCGCCGAAATGGACCAACATCAGCGATGAGTGGGGATACCGTGGCCCGGTCACTGTCGAAGACTACGAGGACATCGCCGCAGAGTTTGGCGAATCACTGACCATCGAAGAGCGCGAAGACGGCATCTACATTGACGGCGAACGGGTCGCCGAACACCTGGAGGACTGATCATGGGACAACGAGGCCGAAAAAGGTACGAGTCCAACATCGATGCGGAACTCTTCCGCCTGGCGCTCGGACTACTCCGGACAACCTACGCCGAAATGGCGAAGGCGTCCGGCTACAAGCTGGAGTCAGTTAAGCAAATGGCGAACGGAACCAACCCGGTAAGCCTGCGAATGGAGACCGCGCTCGCGAACATGGTCATCGGGCTGTGGAATGAGTCGGACCGGGTCCATCCGTTCCACAACCACCTGATCACCATTCGCGTAGATGGTCTCGACGTCACGGTAGTTGGCGGGAAGATCATGGGGTGCCGGACGGCGGTGTTGGGAGGTGGGGAATGACTTACGAGGAGTTCATCGCAGGCAAGGCGCGGACGGTCGCCCCGTGCGGGTTGACCGACGTGCCGAAACTCAACCCAATGCTTTTCGACTGGCAACGGGACATCGTGGCGTGGGCGCTCAAGCGCGGGCGCGCGGCCATCTTCGCGGATTGCGGGCTGGGCAAGACGCCCATGCAGTTGGAATGGGCTCGCCATGTGCCGGGCGATGTGCTCATACTCGCCCCTCTGGCCGTCGCCGACCAGACCTGCCTGGAGGCCGAGAAGTTTGGCGTGCCCGATGTCAACTATCGCCGGTCGATGGCGGATGTCACGCCGGGCATCACGATCACCAACTATGAGATGCTAGAGCACTTTGACGCCTCGGCCTTCGCGGGCGTTGTGCTGGATGAGTCGTCTATCCTCAAGGCATACGATGGCAAGACGCGAACGCGCATACTGGAGGCATTCGCGGATACTCCGTTCCGTCTGGCATGCACGGCCACGCCAGCCCCCAACGACTACATGGAGCTCGGCAACCATGCCGAGTTCATGAGCGCGATGTCACGGGCCGAAATGCTGTCTTGTTTTTTCGTCCACGACGGAGGCGAGACGCAGAAGTGGCGGCTCAAAGGCCACGCCGGGGACGAGTTCTGGAAATGGGTATGCTCGTGGGCGGTGATGATACGGATGCCTTCGGACCTCGGGTATGCAGACGATGGCTTCGTGCTGCCGGCGCTCACAGTAGAGGACCATGTGGTCGATGTCGATCACGATCCGGCCACCACCGGAACGCTATTCGCGATGGAAGCCAAGACGCTGACGGATCGACTCGGTGCCAGGCGTAGCACCATCGCAGAGCGGGTAGCATCGGTCGCCGCAATGGTCAACGCTACGCCGGGTCCGTGGGTCGTATGGTGCGCGCTCAATGACGAGAGCTCGTCTGTGGCGTCTGCCATCGACGGTGCCGTCGAGGTTCGCGGCTCACAATCGCTCGAAGTCAAAGAGGCAAACCTGCGAGCATTCTCGGATGGCTCGCTTCGCGTACTGGTCACCAAACCAAGCATAGCCGGGTTCGGCCTTAACTGGCAGCACTGCCACAACGTGGCGTTCCTCGGTCTCGGTGACAGCTACGAGCAGTATTACCAGGCTATCCGCAGGTGCTGGCGATTCGGACAGACGCAGCCGGTGACATGCCATATAGTGACAGCGAAAACGGAGGCGAGGATCGTGGCGAACATCAAACGCAAGGAAGCGGACGCTACGCGCATGGCCGAGGACATGGCCAAGCACATGTCCGTGCACAGCGCCGACATCGTCCGCGGGATGGCAAAGCCGGATAGCGCGAGCGTTTCCAGTAGCACCAAGGGCGACGGATGGGAAGCGATCCACGGGGACTGCGTGCGCGCGGTCTCGGCGATGGACTCCGACAGCATTGGGTACACGATCTTCTCGCCCCCGTTCGCCTCGCTCTACACCTACACCAATCTCCCCGAGGACATGGGGAACTGCAACAATTATACCGACTTCTCGGAGCACTTCGCCTACCTGATTCCAGAGTTGTTCCGCGTGACCATGCCGGGTCGGTTACTGTCGTTTCACTGCATGAACACTCCGACGCTCAAAAGCCGCGATGGCTTCGTGGGCCAGCGCGATTTCCGAGGCGAACTCATTCGCATGTTCGAGGCCTCCGGCTGGATCTTCCACAGCGAAGTATGCATCTGGAAAGATCCGGTCACGGCCATGCAACGAACGAAGGCGCTCGGGTTGCTGCACAAGCAGGTTGTCAAGGACAGCGCCATGTCGCGGCAAGGGATCGCCGACTATCTGGTCACCATGCGCAAGCCGGGAGACAACCCGGTCCCCGTGTCGGGCGAACTGTCCACGTTCGTCGGTGACCCGGCTACGTTCAAGCCGACCGGGCGCCTGAGTATTGACATCTGGCAACGGTACGCCAGCCCAGTGTGGATGGACATACGCCCATCCAGGACACTGCAATACCGTTCCGCGCGGGACCACAAGGACGACCGGCACATCTGCCCGCTCCAGTTGGACGTAATAGAGCGAGCCATGCAACTATGGTCCATGCCCGGGGATCTGGTGCTGTCGCCTTTCATGGGAATTGCATCCGAGGGCCATGTCGCGGTGACGACCGGGCGCCGGTTCGTGGGAACCGAACTGAAAGACTCATACTACCGGCAGGCGGTGAAGAACCTACGCATAGCCGAACGCGAGGCGGGCGAGGGCATGTTGTTCACAGCCGAGGAGATGGCACAATGAGCATCGCGAAGGCATACGCGGACGAACTGCAATGGCACACCGACCGGCAACCGCTGACGGGCGAGTCGTGGCTCCTGACCGGGAAGAAACTCGGGGAGGTGGACGAGGTGTCCTTGGATGGATTCTCTGCCGACGACGTGGAGCAGCTGTGCTGCCTGGCGATCCTCCGGTCGCTGCCCATCGAGCGCGTACCCAAGGTGCTGGGCGAGTACATCCGGCTCCGCGCGGACGGACACCACTGGCTCGCGAGACTCGAGGAGGGAACCAGATGAAGGTTTTCGCCCGAGCTGCACAGGCGACTCAATGGGTCTCGACCATTTGCCTGAGCTCATCGTCGCTCAGCCAGCGGTCATTAGTGTCGCTGTTGAAACTGAATCCGTCCGGTAGACCGTCCGCGTCCTTCCAGTTGACGTCACCCCAGCGATGATACTCGGGCAAGATCACGAACATGTCGTCGAGAGCCTTTGTGTGCCGGGCTTCATCGACGGACACCAGGCACTCGTGGAGCTTCTCGCCAGGGCGTATTCCAGTGCACTCGATGTCACATCCAGGTGCGATGGTCTTGGCCAGCTCCATGATCCCGAGACTCGGAATCCGGGGCACGAAGACCTCGCCACCCACCATGCGCTCGAGCGATAGGGAGACGAACTCAATGGCCTGATCCAACGTCAGCCAGAAACGAGTCATCCGTGGGTCGGTGACCGTCACCTTCCCCTGCTCGCGTTGCTGGCGGAAAAGCGGGATGATGCTGCCACGGCTGCCGAGGACATTGCCGTACCGGACGCAGCAGAATCGAGTGGCCCGGCCACCGGCGTATGAATTGCCCTGAATGAACAACTTCTCGGCGCAGAGCTTTGTCGCGCCGTATAGGTTGGTCGGAGACACGGCTTTGTCGGTGCTGAGGCCGATTACCTTCGGAACATTGCAGTCAATGGCGGCATTGATGACGTTGTGGGCTCCGAGGATGTTTGTCTTCACCGCTTCGAACGGGTTGTATTCGCACGCGGGCACCTGCTTGAGGGCGGCGGCGTGGATCACAACGTCCAGGCCCGCCTGGAAAGCACGGTGCAGGCGGCGCTCATCTCTGACGTTGCCGATGAAGAATTCCAGGCGCCTCTCACCTCGGAATTCACTGCGGATGTCATGCTGCTTGAATTCGTCCCGGCTGAAAACGATGATGCGTTCCGGCTGGCCATCGTCGAGCACACGCCTGACCAGACGACGCCCGAAGGAGCCGGTTCCCCCCGTGACGAGAATCCGCTTGTCTTTGAATGCTCTCATCCGATGGCGTGGTAGAGAAAGAGGCATGCGGTTGCCAGCGCGATCAGAACACCAACGATGGCAATGGTAGTTTTGGTCGTCTGGCGACTGTCGGCTAGGCGAGTCTCGATAGAGCCAACTCGGCCAATGATGCCAGGTTGGCCGTTGCCGTTCAGCGCCTTGTGGTTGTCATCAGTCAGCCGCTCAACGATGCCGACCGTAGTGAGGATCTTCGCGGTGGTATCACCGAGCTTGTCAATCTTCTCGCCATTCGCGCGAGCGGTCGCGACAAATGTCTCTATGTCTGCTCTGTCTTCTACAGTCATGCCACCCCCACCTGCTACGATCCCAGAACATTCGCGACCAGATCCTCGGGCGTCTTCCTGCCCTCGCTCCATTCTTCCAGCGTCCTGCGCGCACTTGCCACACGGGTCTGGTTCTCGCCGGTGTCCATGTTCCGGTCTTCGAGAACCTTCCTGGCGATGGCTGCGGCTTCCATGATATGCTCGGTCACCATGATAGCGGTCTCGTATGCTTCGTTGTCGGACGGCTCGCGGCCGAACGTCTCAACGATCTCGTGAAGCACGATGGCAACGACGGTGTCAATGCGAATCGCGCGGAGCAGGATGCGGAGCAGCATCTTGACCATGAGTGTCCTCATTTCTCGCGTATCGTGGTGTTGTAGCGGGCGCGAATGAATGACGTGGCCTTGGCCTCGTCCCATGCCTCGATGTGGGACATGCGAGCTGTGATACCGCCGAACCCGGTCGCCGTCAACGTGACGGGGAGCACATTGGTGCTGGTGACGCCGTTCTCGTGGACGTTCGCGCCATTGGTGCCCCAGTGGGTGGCTGCGGTGCCGTCCTGAGCATCGTACCAATATAGGTAGGTCGTCGGACCAAAGCTAGTGACCGTGATACCGCCATTGGCAAAATCCACATCGCCGACGTTGCGGGTGGCACCTGCCCATGTAATCGCGCGACGATAGCGGGATGTGTCGCCGTGGATGGGATCAGCTCGCAACAGGAGACTGGCATCTGGTACATGCTCGACCCAGTCTGTGACGATCTGGGCGTCGGTCCAGGCTCGCGACCACACAGACACGTCGGCCAGAACGAGGTTCCCGAATTGGGTGTTGTTGCTGCCGAGGTATGAACTGCCGGCGGCTGTGTCTATTGCAACGGTGGTCTCTGACCCAATGCTCGTCCCATTGACCCATATCTCGGCAGTAGTGCCCGTCTGGGTGATAACGATCCGGTGCCATTCACCAACTGTTAGAGTAGCGTCAAGGTCGATCAGCGCCTCGCCCACATCAGCCCACCACTCGACCTCGGTGGACCGCAACCTGACGGCCGTCTTGCCCCATGTGATCACACGTTCGGCCGTTCCTGCGAGTAGTTTGACGCTAAACGCCACGGTGATCGGGGTTGGGGCTGCCTGGCTGCCAAGGTCGATCTCGTCGTCCGTGCCGTCGAACTGCGCCGATCCGTCGTACTCGAACAGCGTGCCGCCAGCGGGTGTGCCGTCAACCGCATTTGAACTGGCGTCGTCTGCGGTGAGTCGGGTGTCGGGATCTGCCGATAGCCACGCGCCTTCGAGTGCGGTGTCCGTCGTGTCGGATTGGACAGAGTAGGGCTCAAGCGCTGCCGGGGCTAGCGGCCGGTTCAAGTGGAACAGTTCGCTCGCCTGCGCGGCGGTGAGTTCGACGTCGTAGATGCGGACGTCGGCTAGGAAGCCGTCCATATACTGAGAGCCCGAGCCCGATGCTAGCCGGGCGCCTATGCGGGTAGTAGTGGTCGCATCCCACACGCCAGTGAGCGAAGCATCAGTTCCTACGGCAGCCCCGTCCGCATAGTAGACGAGGGTCGAGCCATCGTATACCAGCGCGACATGATGCCACGCGGAAAAAGACAAGTCTGCGGTGCTGGATGCCTGAGCGATAGCTGCTATGCGGGCCAGTGGGCGCCACCCGGTTGCGCCTGCCTCGGTCTGAAACGTTAACGCGCCAATGGTGTTCTCTCTGGTCCCGATCATTATGTCGGCGGTGCCGCCAGCGTTGACGTATGCCCAACATGCCAGGGATTGAGGAGCGCCCTCTGGCAATGCCAATGCGCCGACAGTCACGAACTCATTCCCGGTATGGTCGAGGGCTATCCGTGCGTTTTTATCCGTGGTGTAGGCTGCGGTGCCAGACCATGCAGGCGTGGTGTTGCCAGTAAGGTCCCGAGCCTGCACGCCGGGGATGTAGACCAATGGGGTTGGCAGTGCCATCTCAGTCCCCTAATCGGACGATGGACAACGTGATATCGCTGGGGATGATGTTTTTGGACGCGGCACTGGTGCATCTACCCCACAGTTCGACGGTGTCGGCCGCACTCAGCGCCATTGGGTAGCACGGTTTCGCGGTGTCGCCAATATCGCCGCCCGTGCCGAGCTTGCGGGAGATCCGCGTGGCGGAGAGACTGGTCGCCCCGTTGTTGGTCTTGGCTTCGAGCTCGAACGTGGCAGAAGCAGAACCCGAGAACGAGGCACTGAAGCCCACGTTGTACGTGCCGGCCGTATTGACGATGATGTGGTTCTCGGTGTTGTCCGGCGTCGGTCCACTGGAGGCACCGTTGGTGTCAAACGATGCGACCTGATACCATGTATTCTGTGTCGCCATGTCCAGCTGCGCGGTGACGGTGATACCGGAGATCCCGGCGTATACCGGGGTGCCTGCGCCGGCTACTCGTTCGGTACCCATGGTTACGCCTCCCAGGCCGCTTTGAACGCGGCGAACGTGCTGACGTCGTACTTGAGCTGCAACCCGGCCCACCATGCGGCTTGGTCAATCTCGGCGAGGATCAGGTTGCGGACAGCGTTGCCCACACCGGGGACCGTAACACTGGCCAATCCTGCCTTGTATGCCGTGATGTTCGCGTAGGGCGTTGGGTCCAGTGCCAGGAGAGCGGCCTGCACCTTGGGAAGAGCAGACCATACGCGGCCAAACCCGCGCACCCGGTCGGAGCCATTGAGAACACCACCGATGGCGGCAGCATAAGACAGCCCGTCGTTGTATGCGGTGATGGCCCGCGCCACTGCGGCAGAGACCGGATCGGTGTCGGCGGCGGATGCGGCTGGAGCTTGGGGGTAGAAACTGCCCATATCTCACCTCACTTGCTCGAACGGAACTGAAACGAGACCGTCGCCGCGGTGCCACCAGACTCAGCCTCGAACCTGCCGCGCACCGAATGATACGGGCGGCTCGGTGCGGTCATCGAGTACGTGCCGATGGCGACCTGGGCCGCCGAGTCCACCTCGAAGAAGTTTGTCCCATCGAGACTGGCCTCGTAGGCAATGGTCACAGAAGTGAACGTCGCGGCGATGGTGTAGGCCACCGAGTGGAGCGTCTTGCCGCCCACCGGCACGGCCACGGTGAAGCCGGTCGCAGTGAGCTGTGTGGACGCCGGGAACACAGGCACGTCAGCCGCGAGGCTCTGCGGGGTCGTCTTGATGGACCCGGTGGACGAGTCATACGCTTGTGAGTTGGAACTGCCGCCAATCGCGATAGTCATCTAGTCACCTCTACGGCAATGTTTGGTAGTACACGGTCGCAGTGCCACCGGCCGTGGCCACCATTGAGATCGCCAGCGTACACTGGTCACCGGCCTCGACAGTCATCCAGCCCGGTGAATCGCCACTGGCGGGCGGGATAAACGTGGTTGACTCGGCCACAGCGGTCTCGCCGAAAGCCACGTAAACCTTCACGCTTCCGGTGTTCTGGAAATGGACGCCTTGGCGGCTCACGTTCTGTGTGAGCTTATCCGCTGCGGTGCCAGTTACTGCTACGCTTCCGCTGGCCATGTGATCACCCCTGTGGTACGTATTCGAGTTTCGCGGGGCTGGCCACGTGGACCGTTCCCACTCCTGTCGTGGTCAATGTGGCGGACAGCACCATGCGGATGTCCAGCCCGCGTTCTTTCGCCTCTGGGAAGGCGTACCAGAGCTCCAGCACGTTCGCCCCGGTGACGGAGATGGACCCGGCGAGATTGTTGTTGGCATCCAGCGTGATCGAGTGCCCCGCCTGTGTGGTGCTCGCGAAGATGGTCGTCCCGTGCCAGAGCCTGAAAATGTACGCGCCTGCCGGGTAGTGATTGGTCACTGTGACCGCTGCCGAGATCGTCAAGTCGCGCAGGTCGCCATACCGCCAAAGGTCGTTGGCTTCCAGGCGGCCGGGGGTCTGATGCTGGGTTATCGCGATGGTACTCATTTTACCCTATGCCCAAAACGTCAACCGAGGGTCCATTCTCAAGCATGGCGATCTTGCCCCGCTCTATGATGGCGAGTCTCTGCCGCTTGGCCATGGCGCCACACAGGGCGCCTGCTGCGACCGCTGTGTTGATGGCATCGGCAAGCATGATACCGAACTCGTCGCCCGCGTCTCCCATGGCCTCGTATGCGGCGGCGAACGCCTCGACCAGTGCCGAGTCCTCTGCATCTGAACAACCGCACGGGCGGTGCTCGGGCATGCCGGTCATGGGGCCGCCGGGTTGCGGAGGCGCGCCCTTGGGGCCGCCGTGACCAAATCCACCCACTCCCATAAACTCTGGCATCATGGTCCGACGTCCGTTCCTGAGATCCCTATCCGGTCTGGGAAAAACGCCTTGGTCTTGAACTTGTCGGCCTCGGCCTTGGAATTGTGTGGTCCAGACGTGAACGCGAAGCTCGTGATCTGTACCGGCTTGGACCCGTAGCCCGTGGCCGTGATGCTGCACACGCTCGTGTTGCTCACCAGTAAACGATCAGAACTCAGGTCTCCGTCTACGAAGAGCCAGCCGTTGGCTGTCGCTGGAAAACCTGTGTTGTCCACCAACGTGCTGGTGATAAAAATGAACTGAACCGTCTGGAGTTCGCTTTCCACGAGGCAATACCGTCGAGGCAGTTTCGATGTCAACTCGCCCGGTTCCCCGTCGCAATTGGGATACATGGCTCCCCAACGCCGGATGGTCAACCATTGCTCGTCAACGAAGTAAAAAAATGGCCACTCATACGGGCGCACCCAGTCGATGCGCTCGAAGATGGGGCACGGGTTGATCGATAGGTTGATGCCTGCCCGGTTGTGCGCCGATGCGTTGCCGTCGTTCCAGCCGAGACCGGCCGCGAGCGTAAACAGCCGCTCCATTCTGCTACTGTGAACCGTGAACAGCGGTCCCTTCTGCTTGTAGAGCTTCAGGTGCGCGCCTGGGTTCATGTGGCCACCGCAGACACTACAGCGTCCAGATCGAGCGATAGGTTGATGCCATTGTCGTTGTATGCCACGGAGCCAAGCCCATCGGAAAACTGGATGTTCCCGATCCACCGCATGAGTTGGTTGAGCACGTCACCGCGGACCCAGATGCGGCCCTCCTCGTCCTCCCGGTAGTAGTTCTTGAACTTGGTGGAGTTGGATGTGCTCATACCACCGTGCTCGTTATAGCGATCCAGTCAGCCGAAATAATGGTCCAGGTGCCTTCCTGCCGAGTCGTGCCATTGTTGTTGTCACTGAACGTATTGCTGTCGTTGCGCGCGGAGGCGCCCGAGTTCGCGTCGAGCGATGTGGTTCCACCGAACCGGATATCGGGAATGACGGTGGCGGTTATACTCAAGTTGGTACTGTCACAGGAACTTGACGCAAGGTCACGGAACGCCGTCAGCGTGTTGGTGATGCGAAAAAACTCCAGCGCCCCGGTCCCAAGGTTGGTGAAGTCCCAGCGGTACTCCCTGGATTCCTGCCAAGAAGTCCGATACCAGATGCCGTTGGCAATGTCTGGAAACCCGATACTCATATCACTCCCCAGATCCGTCAGGAACCTTCTTGTTCAGTTCCTTGATATTGCGCTTGATGCTCTCAAGCTCTCCCCACAGATCCGTCGCGGTCTTCGTCTTGCCCGCCTGCTCGCCTATTGCTCCCAGACGGTTTATCTCGCCACCTAGTTGGTTGCTCCTCCCGCGCAGAAAGTCGAGGCGCCTGAGTCGGCTCCGTCCTGACTTGCTGAAGTCTGAGAGCTTGGCCTTGCCCTGGAGCAGGTCTGAGAAATCTTCCTGGAAACGGGTATCCTGGCGCCGACGTCGGCGCAGACGCTTGCGCATGTCCTTTGAGGATGCCAGTTCCACGAACGAGCCAGTGAACTCGACATCGCCGGTGAGGGCGGCGACCTCCTGGGCTGCGGAATCCTTGAGCTTCTGGAGGTAGTCTTTCCGGTTCTCCAGCTTCTCCATGTTGATCTGGAACTCTGTGTCCTTTTCCTTCTGCTTCGCCTTCGTGAGATCAGCGATGATCTGGTTTTCCGCGACCATTCTTTTGGCGAACGCCACCCCGAGTTGTGCCTGGGCGGCCTCGTCTGCCGCGATGGCCTTATTGATCTCGTCTTGAAGCGCCTGCCCGCGCTTCGCTATCGCCTCGCGTTCCCGGCTGCCATCCTTGAACTGGCGAAGTGCCTTGTACCGCTGGCGTTCCGCTTCCAGGTCGTCCGTGCGGCGTTTCTCCTGGGTCTTGCCGACAGTGGCACCATGCACCACCTTCACAGCCGCCCCGAACGGTCCCAGTGCGGCCAGCTTGGCGACCTCCTTGAGCCCTTGGATGAGCGGACCCAGATCCCCCTGGGCGACAGCGGTCCAGAATCCCAGGATGTTGCCGGTGCCCACTACGAGTTGTGCGCCGACTTGCGCGATGACGTCCTTGGCTTTGGCCAGATCCTTAACGGTCTCGTCGCCAAGGATCAAGCCGAGACGCTTGGCTTCGGCTGCAAACCAATCCAGCCCCTCAGCGCCCGCTGACAGCATGGGCAGCAACTCGCGGCCAGCCCGACCGAACAGCCGCTGTGCAACGCCAGCCTTCTCGGTGCTATTGGTCATGGTGGACATCGTCGCAGCGATCTCGCGCCATAACTGGATCAACGGCTTCAGTTCGCCGTTCTGGTCTTTGACTTGGATGCCAAGGATCTGGAACGCCTCGGCCATCTCTCCGGTGCCATCGGATGCGGTAAGAGCATTGCGGGAGAGGTTCGCAAACCCGCGCTCTACGGCGTCGAAGCTCGCCTTGCTCTGCTCTGCCTGGAACCGTAAGCCCTGCAACGCTTCGGCGCTAACGCCGGTCTTCAGGGTAGCCTCGTCAATCTCGTCAGCATAGTCGATAGCCTGCTTGGCGAGTGCAGTAAACCCGCCACCGACGCCGGTGAGACCGATAGCGGAGATGTTCTTGACAAGCGCGGCAGTGGTCTTCTTGACATCCCGCGCGGCACGGCGGAAGTCGGTCGAGTCTCCCGTAAACCGCGCTCTGAGTTCGTTACGCAGGATTGCCATCGTGGGCCTTAAGCTCGGTAAACGCCGTCTCAAAATCCAGCGGGCGTTCGACGTTCTTCACGCCGCTGTTCGCGGCAGCACGGGCGGCTATTTGACCGACCATGGCCAAAGGGAGCTCCCACACGATTTCAAGCGGCTTGTAAGGCGTGACAGACGAGACGGTCGCGACCACCTTGCCCAGCCATTCTCCGTCGAAGGTTCTTCCGCTGGTTTTTTTTTGAGCCCGCCGGTCTTGGGGATCATGGCGAATCCATACAGGCTCTTGTCCAGAACCTCGCGAATCTCGTGGGCCACGGCCTCGGCATCGTATGGCGGCAGTTGCCGGCCGAACGTGGTGATGGCCGTTCGCAGTCGCGCCATGCCCTTGCCCGCCTTCTGCCGAGCTTCGAGCCACACGGCCAGGTGATCGGGGTCGTTGAGGCTTACCGCAATCACCTCGTCCAGTGACTCGCGGGCGAGGATCGCGTCATAGGCGGTGGTAAGATCGTCAGGACCGCAGTGTAGAATGTACAGCGCCACCTCGACGTCTGCGCGTCTCACGTCCTCGGTTTCGAGCAAGTCTGGACAAAACAACTCAAACAACACCAAGTCCGAGCATGTCAACGTGGGGATCGTGACCTTGCCAACTTCGCGAATGGACCCCAGCGCGAGGAGAGTCTCCCGGTCCATCTCGTTGTCTGTCTGGACGGTGGACACATCCATCATCGTGGGAACGGGTCCAGACGCAGAAGGCTCGCCTTCGGGCGCAATGTCCGAGACGAGCTTGGCGTCGTTCTGGAGTTCGGCAATGTCCTCTGGCATGTCGTCCCCTCGATTATGGCACTGTGTTGGTGATCCAGGTTTGTACGCTGATCGTCGCGCGCTTGTACTCGGTGTTGGATTCATTGCGGGCCACGCTCAACACCAGAGAGTTGACCGCCGTGGCGGATATGCTGATGGCGAGCTCGGTGCCTGCAACTGGAAGCGCGGTCTCGGTGTCTAGGACCACCTCCTGGCTTGCCTCGACGGAGAGATTGTACGCTGCGACTGCCGCCACATCGCCATTTGCGTCACGTGCCTCTGCGACCTCGACTGACTCGTTTTCGGTGAGCGATTGGGTGAGCCCGTAGGTGGTGGCCGCGGCGCCGATGTAGCTTGACACACCATGTTGATACGTTGCCATTGCGACCTCCTATGCCGGGATCGTGTTGGTGATCCATGCCTGACTCGATATGGTCAGACGTTTGTACTCGGTATTGCTCTCGTTCCTGGAGACACTGGTGACCAGCGTACTGCCGGTGTTGGACGCGGAGACCGAGAGCGTTGCCCCCGCTGCCGGCGGCGTTGCGGTGATGTCGAGGACCACCTCCTGGGAGAACTCGGCATTCAGATTGTAACTGGTCACCGCGGCCACGTCCCCGTCTGCATCCCGTGCCTCGGCAACTTCGACAGACTCGTTCTCGGTAAACGACTGCATCAGGCCATAGGTGGTGGCCGCAGCGCCAATGAAGCTTGTGATTCCGTGCTGATATGTGGCCATGGTTGGCGCCTCCTAATTGCGGTAGCAGAAACAGGTCAGGTCCACCGCGGTCTCTACTTCGTTGTCCTGCGAGTCGTCGTCGGTAATGACGCCGATGTGGATGTCCGACACGGTGTAGCGGCTCCCCACCTCGGCGTCAATCTTGGCCAGTGCCGCGGCTGTGCGCAGGTTGGCAATGACAGCCTCGCCCATCTCCTGAGAGTGCATGCCGACTGGGTCTCGGTCGATGCTGGTCAGGCAGGACACGCGCATGGTGATGTTCTGGAGCGCCGCCGAACCGTCGTCACCAGAGTCGGGTGCGATGTCCGCCGGCTGCACCACCACCGCGTGTGGGGCCTGGTTGCCGGGCGCGTCATGAAACGACAGGACGGATGCGTGGGAGAGCTGACTGTCTAGCGCCAGGCGCCGAACGAATGCGTCCGTGAGCAGAGACTGTAGAGATTTGTTCAGCTTCGCCATGTGCGGTTGCGCTTGTCTCGCATATTCTCGATGCTCTTGACCATGCGGAGGTTGACGGCCCTGAGTGCGCCGGGCATGATCTCGGCTTCATACTTGTTGGCGAACGGGATCTGGTTGGCGATCTCTCGCCATGGCTTCCACTCTGATCCGCCCTTGTCGGAGTCCGAATACTTGAGCTCGCCTTTGGTGGTGCCGCCGCTCACCGTTCGCTTTGGGGGCTTGCCGAGTCTGCGAAGAACGCCGACCCATCCCGAGCGAAGAAACCCACGGCCCGGGGTTTGGATCTTCGTGTTTTTCCATACCGGGGAAACAAACTCCTTGCCAGACTTGATCAGCCCCCGGTCGTGTGCGTTCTGCATGGACAACGGGACCGGCTTGTCGGTGATGGAACCATCGCGGCGCGTGACGTGTGCCCACACGGGTTTGACGAGCTTGGACCGTTTCCGCCAGTTGTTCCACGCGCGCGGCTTCAGGCTCCGTCGTTCATTCTGGTTCAGCTTGCGCTCGACGGTTTTCGGAGCGACCCGCGTCCGTCCCTTCGGGCGCCCTTTGCCACGCGGTGAGACGCCCTTGCCTTTCATGGCCTCGAAGGCGAAGTCACGGGCCGCGTTCTTGATCACGAGCTCTTGATCTCGGTTGGTTTCCTTTGCCATCAGGACCACAAGATCCTGAAAAGCCTTGACGTCACGGGGGTCGATCTCCACGCCAAACGACTTGGCAGATCCCCCCGTAACGCCGGTGTTTCTGGCAACAGCCATCTAGTACTGCTTCACCCCGATCATGGACACGGACGAGGATATCCCACCGTCCGCGGTGAAAATCGTGGTCGCCGTGATGGTCAGCGTGGCAGTGACGTACCGATTCATCTTCCGCGTGTCGAGCCTGATGAGCTCGTCAGCCGCGGCGTTGCCAACGCTGGTGAACCCGCCCCCGGTCACGTCTGCGAACGTGGTGCCGGCCGCGGAGTCCTGAATGGCAAAGGCGAGTGCTTCCTTGCCGTCGGTCCCCGTAGCGCCCTGGCTGACCAGGTGAAAAGCTACCTCACCTGTGTACCCTTTCAGGTCCACGCGCGAGCCGGTGGCAGTGAGGCTGTAGCCAGTTGCGGGGAGGCAGGTTTCGGATACTGCATTGAGTCCCGGTGCGATCATGTTATGGGTCTCCCATGTTGGGTCTGTTGTGAGTGCTCAGGTGCCGGTGACGTTGGTGGCGTAGCAGAACGCCTGCCCGTAGCGCCAGAGGTAGTCGATGTCCTGGAAGATGGTCAGGCGGATGCGGCCGGTGGCAGACGAGCTATAGGGGTCTACGAGCACGTCGATGCCGCCCCAGCTCGCCTGAATGCCCTGGGACCAATCCCCGAATATGATGGTGTTCGCGGCAGACTGGTTAGTGGACACGGCACGGAATCCGGCGATCTGACCATCGGCCCACACGAACTGAGCGGTGGACGTGGATTTGTCCTTGGCCATCAGCGTCGCGCGAACGGCCGGGGTCGTCACGTACACGGACGAGTCCGTGAGCGTATTGTCCTCGGCGTTCTCCTTCATAAAGCTCAGCATGTTCGCCCATGTCGGAGTCGCGGAGATCGTGGTTGTGTTGATGCTCGAAGCCGAGAGGATGCCCAAAGGCTGACCGGCGGTTCCGGCGCCCTGAAGTCCAGCCACGTCGATAGCGACGGCTGCGACCTTGGCCATGTCCTCACGCATCAGGCTTTCGATGTCGGGGCTCGCCTGCACGGTCATTCGACGGGATACCTCGGTGAGCACGCCATTGGTATGAGGCGTGAGCTTCCGAGAGCCGAACGTGGGCTGGCTCTCTGTGATCGAGTCGTCTTCGCCGAGCCAGTAGGAGGTACTGCCGGTGAGTTGGACGGGGATGTCCACATCGCCGACGAGGCCGGTCATGGACCGGAGTCCGAGTTGCGGCAGGATGAGTTGGTTTCGGAGCAACTCGATGAACGATCCGGCCATGTAGTCGGTCGCGATCAGGTTGCCGCCTGACGTACTGGCAAGGACGTCACGCTGTGCAAAGCGCGGGTCTGGGGCGGCGAGGACATCGTATGGAATCCGCATTCCCTGCTGCGCCCCGCTCGGGCTCTTGCGCGTGGCCTCGGTGCTGATTTCGCGATACCAGTCGTTCTGGTAACTGTCTTGGGGGTCCTGGGTGCGGATGAGCTCGATGAAGGAGAATCGCTTAACCTCCTCTTCACTCATCCCGATACGTGGGTCCTCGGTCTGCGGAGCCGGTTGCTCCTTGGCGCGCTTCTTGAGGATGTCCAAGACGCTGGCCTGGAAGTCGCGCAATCCCGTCCCCTCAGACGCTGCGGTGATGGCCTCGTCGGAGAGATTGTGCGCCTTGCCGATGGCGAGGATTTCACGGACACGGTTGCGGTCTTCTGCCTGGATGGACGCCTCGTCAATGGCGGGCGCCTCCGACGGAGTTTGAACGGTCAGTTCCTCGGGCATTTCGGGTGCCTCCTTGATTGTTTCCGGCTGGTCCAGACTGCGACCGACTCCCACGCTCATATCGGCGGGTATGCTGACGAACGAGATCTCGTGCGGGGTCCACCGCGCACGAAATGTGTCAGGCTCATCTCCCTCGCCTTCCTCGACGCGCTCAAGTTGGTCGATCTGATAGCCGACTGATATGTGTCTGCGGATACGGTCTTCCACGTCCTGGCGTGTGTCCTGCCCGAGCGCCGACTTGGAAAAGCGTACCACCGCTCTTCCTCTCCTGTCGGAGTCGATGCTCGCAGAGTCCACTACTCCAGCGTGGTCGGCCGTGTCGTGGTTGATCAAAACAGCCGCGCCGTCGTCCATGCGGCCCATGTCTACAGACTCGGCATCGTGGTCGAGCACCTCGAAGCCGAACCACCGCAAGACGGGCGCCTCTGACGAGAAGGCGACCTTGACAGTACCGCCTTCGGCGTCGATGTCTTCGGCGCGGATGGTGTCCTGCATCTCGCGATGCTGTAGGCCGTCACTCGCCAGGCGGGATAGGATTTCCTGTATTTCCGGCATTGTTTACCCCTTTATCAGTAACCACTTTTGTCAACCCGAACTCGGCTGCGAGCGTCTCGTCGGACTGGATGCGCTCGTAGATTTCGCGTAGTTCCATGCCCGACTGCTCGGCTACTATGGTGGTGTCATCCATCCACAGATTGCCGCGGGCGATCTCGTTCGCCTGAAGATCCTTGAGCGGGTCCACCCATGCCCAGCGGCGGGGCTGCCAGGTGTCCGCGTGAAACTTCTCCATCTTCGACAGCGGCAGGTTGCTCATGCCCGATGTCAGGAACATCTCCAGCCACACCGCGAAGATGCGCCGGTTCCAGTGCCGGATCATCCATTCCTGGTTCGCGATCCACTCGTCACGCTCGGCTAACTTGCCCTCTCGTAGGCTGGAGAAGTTGACTCCTTCCAGGTCGTTGGCCAGTCCGTTGTAGGTGACGCCCAGCCCCGAACTGATCCCCCGCAGAGCGCCTTTCACGAAGTCGGCAAACGCGGTGGTCGGATGAGTCGGGTCCCACTGAGTAATGTCCCAGCCGGTGGGCAGTTTCTCGAACGTGCCGGGGGAAACGTCTGTGACCGGCATATTAACGTCCGAATTATCCGCCTGGAGCTCTTCGCCGGGCATGTATTTGTAAAAACCCATCTTGCTGGCACCGAGGCGAGCGGCCACGGTCTCGGCTTCGATGTAGCCTTCGAGCATATTGAGCCGGGGCATGGATGCCGCAGCCCAGGAGATGCCGCGCACGGCGCCGGGTCGCTCGGTTTTCTTCAGGAGGATCATGTCCTCCCGGCCCACCCGCTGGCGTTTGTTTGCGCGGCGCTTGCTCGTCCAGTTCCCTGGATGACTGCCGTCCAGCCAGTACGCCTGCGGCACACCGAGGCTGTCCATCTCGACAGCCATGTACACTGAGCGCCCGCCTTTAAGCTCCTCGCAATACTGGTCATCTAGGTAGTCACCTTCGAGCAGACGCATCGTGAATCCATACGGGTTCTCGGCACCTTTCATCAGTAGGGAGATGCATTCGCCATCGCGGGCTGTGGAACGTAGCGCGAGCTTGCTGGCCTCGGTGAACGTCATTCCGCCGACTGTGGCGTAGTGACAAGACCAGTCGTGCCACGCCTCTTCGATGATGCGGTTAGCCCCGGTGTCGGGCGTGCCGTTGGGGTCTTTGATACGCATCTGAAGCTTGATGCCGCGCCCGATGACGTTGTTTTCGAGCATGCCGAGATATTTGCGAAAATAGTCGTTGTTCTGCTCCAGCGTCCGCGCGCGTTCGCGGATAGGCCGCAGCCCGCCCTTGAGTTCGGCGTTGGCATCGCTCGCACTAAACGCCCAGTCCTCGGTGAGGCGGGTTTTCTTGGCAGCATTCCAGGCGCGGGCATATGATTGCCGCCTTGCAGCCCTGCGCCCTGCCAGCCGTTTCAGCCGATCAAGAAACGTCATCTGAGGTAAACCTCACATATATCTTGTTGGTCGGTTGCTCGCCACGGCGCACCCGGCGTTTGTCCTCGTTGCGCAGAACGTCGAACTTGAGACGCTTCATCAGCTCGTATCGGGTCTGGAGTAGATCGGGGTCACGGGCCAGCGCGGCGTCAGACTTCATAATCTGGACGATGTTGTTGTACATCGCCTCGACGTCTGCCTCGACGTTGACCGAATGGTAGTTGGTGTCGGTGCTCGCCGGATCGCGGACGACACTGAGCGAATCTTTCCCCACGATGGCGCGGAAACTCTCGCCCGTTACAGACGCAGTCCACTCGTAATCGCCGGGGAGAAGGTTCGCGGTGTCGGTCGCTGCAATGTTGACCTCGAACGCCGATCCGGTGACAGTCGCCTGCACCGTCATCGACGAGGGTCCGCGCAGCGTGTAGGTGAGCGTCCAGTCGGACGTCGGGTAGGAGTCGTAGGTTTTTTGCCAGCGCACCGAATCGCCCTGGAAGAACTCCATAGGCTCGTTGGTTGCCGCGTCAAACGTCACAGCCATGGGCTGGCCTCCTGTAGATCGTGTGTCTACCAAAGGCCGAAAACGTCAACCTAGGGCAAAAAAAGAGCCCCGGTGACAAGCCGGGGCCAAGGGAGGAGGCGGACAGGATGCGCGAACCGTCCGCGCCATTACCATAGCAGAACGGGCTGTGGATTGCAATAGGTCACAGATACCACACCGGCAGAGCGCAGTCCTCGGCCCGGGGCTCGAACCACCCGCGGTCACTGCCGCACATGTTCTCATCGTTGACCATCACCACGGCTGTGGGCCAGATGTGGGGAGGCAGTAGTAACCGCGGCTCGGCACCCGGTGCCATACAGCGCAGCCACGTCTCTGGGTCAATGCGGAATACATGGTCGCAGTTATCACACCCGTGGTCGTGGTGTTGCATCTCTTATCCCATCACCAACTCAATGTTCTCGATAGCCGCCTCGGCCGCTTCCTGTGCCGCGTTGCGCGTGGCCCCCGTTGCCATCACGCACCCCAGCCGGTCGGAGTGTGACCGCACCTCGGTGACCCGTTGACCAGCCCGCGCGCGGATGTCCACCAGTAGCAACCCGCGCCACGAGTCCAGGTCGGCCACTCCGCGGATGGCGAGGATCTCGCCCAGCTTCCCGGGGAACAGATACCGTTGGCACACGTGGGTGTTGCAACTCGGCGCCAGGTCGGCCCGTGTCAGGCGGTCACCAACGCACTGCCGGATAGCCAAGGAGACCAGATTGACACCAGTCGCGGCAGGGATCTGGAACGCGGCGAAATGCCCACCCGACAGTCGCGCGTGCATCTCGACGATGATGACGTCATCAGCGGTAGCGATCATGTCGGCCTTAACCGGGCCAGTGGTCAGGCCCATGGCGCGGGCGTGGTCCTCGAATCGCATGGCGATCAGTCGCCGTGCCGGGTCGGTCAGGTCTGCCGGCATGTCGCCACCGTCCTCGATGATGTAGGGAGCGAACTGGCCCCACCGCGAGTAGTTGCGGTCGCTGATGCCCACGATACGCGCCGTGTGATCGTCACCTACTACCATCCCCTCCACCGATATCTGTTGTCCATGCACGATCTGCTCGGCGATGGCAACGCCCGAGGTAGAGCTCTCTATGGCTCGGTGCCATGCAGTGGTCAGTCCTGCGGGCTCGGTGACCACAGACACACCACGCGAGCCACGCCCGTCAGGTGGTTTGACAATGATCGGGTAGTCGGGGTCGGTCAGGTCCACCGCGGGGGCCATGTGGGCACGCCCCATGCCGCGACCGGCCTCACGCTGGAGGATCTTGTTTGCTGCGATCCGTGCCGCCTCGTTGGAGATCGACACCAGGCCGCGCGCGTTGGCCACTGCCGCCACGGTCATTGGCACATCACAGCCAAGGCTGAACACGCCACACAGCGGACCATTGAACCGCTCCCACTTCTCGGCCTCACGTAGGGTGCCTTCGATGTCATAGGTGGACACGCACGCCTCGTGTGCCGCCTGCTCCAGTCCCGGTGCTGACGCATCACTGTCGGTGCAGAATACGTCCAGCCCGAGTGCGGTCGCCTCTGAGATCCCGGGCAGTGACTCGATGCCGCCGCCAATCATCATTATTGTTCCCTGCATGGTGTCCTCATGTTACCAGTTCCTTGCCCAGCCTCCCTTGCGCTTGGGTTTGCGTCCTTCTCTGATCTTCGCGGCCTGCTCCCGGGCTGTGAGCTCCGCTGGGGGCTCAGGATCATCACCCCGGTCTGCTGCCACCCGGTCGGCCAGTGCGTCCAGGTCGTATCGCATGAGCTCCTTGGCCGCCATCGCATACACGCGGCAGTCGAGTGCCTCGTTGCGGGATCGTTTCTTGCGCCACACGGCCTTGGAGATGCCTTTCTCGAATTTGGTGACTCGCTTCTCGGCTGTGAGCTGGAGGAAGTATTCGGCCTCCCGCCCGTTGGGAAAATGGCAGTAGCCCGGTCCAGGCTCTTCGATGTGGAGCCGCGCGTAGATCATCTCTTTCGCGGTGTCGGTGCCCACGCGGACCAGTCTCGCCTTGCGTGATCCGCTGCGGATGGGGCTACTCGCCACCGGGTAGCCCTGGACGGACATGCCTTTGCTCGCATAAATCCCCCGCTTCATTTTGGCCATGCCCTGACAGTACGAGTACACCGCCTGGGTCTGGTCACCCGAGTCGATCAGTGTCCCCCGGGGGATCAGGACACGGCCGTCCGCGGTCTCATACGACATCGCGATCCATACGTCCACCTCCTCCCATAGCTCCGGTCGTGACGGGTCGCCAAGGAACACGCGGTAGTCGAGCGACCATGTTTCGTTGGCGCGTCCCCAGCCCACGAGCTCGGCCTCGATGCGGTCACCTTGGACGTCCGCGCCAATGGTCATGGCGACCACTTCCTCGGGGACGGGGTCGGTCGAGAACGGCTCGCACCGTGCCATCAGCGGGCCCTCGTCCACCTCCTCTCCCGCGTCTGTGGAGACCTCGCCCAGGACCGTGTTGACGTAGGTCCGCAATCTGACCGGGTCTTTGTGGACCTCCCGAAACTCGGTGGCGAGCTGACCCCATGTGGCATTGGGGCTGTACGAGTAGGCCGCCCATATCGCGAACCCGGCTCTTCCGAGAAACGGTGCGGTTGCCCGCCACTCGCCTTCGGATACCATCTGGCGTTGATCGGAGTAGGGGATCATCCTAGTGCAATCCGTACACTCGAACTCGGCTTTACCCGGTTGCGCGTGTGGCCACTTCAGTTGGGAGAAGCGCAGTATTTGGTATGTGCCGCACTTGAGGCACGGCACGAAGTATCGCCGCTGGTCGCTGTCGTTGTACGCTTTCTCGATGCGTGACAGACCTTGCACCGTAGGTGTTGAACCCAGCACGATCTTGCGATTCCAGTAGGTGTCGGAGCGCCTTTTGCCCAGACTGATCTGGTCACCCTCCTGACCAGCGCCCTCGGCCGGGTAACCGTCCACCTCGTCGAAGATCACCACCCGGGCCGTCACCCGGCGGAACCCGCGCGCGGAGTTGGCGCCCACGATCATAATCTGGCCACCGACGAACAGCTTTTTTAGGATCGTGTTCGACGAGTCCCGGCTTTTCTCGGGGCTCACCAGATCAGATAGTCCGGCCGTGTCTCGAATCATCGGGCCGAGCTCGTCCTTGCTCCATCCCGCCGCGTCCTCGACGGTCGGCTGTACCATCAGGATAGGACACGGGTCGTTGCTCATGTGATAGGCTATCAGATGCCCGAGTATTTTGGTGAACCCGAGGCGGGCTGACTTGATCAGTACCACCTCCTCCACAGCCGGGTCCGTCATGGCTTCCATAATCCCGACTTGATACGGGTAGGAATGCCACTTGCCACTGATGGCGGACGCCTCCGGTGACAGGTAGGCATGGCGCTCGGCCCACTCGGGCAACGTCAGCCTAGGTGGTGGGACCAGGCTCTTCGACGCCAGATCCATCGCCGACTCTGCCAGCGCAATCGTCGAGTGTTCGACGACAGGTGCCATCTACCATCTCCCATGTTTGGGCTGTCATGTCGGGGACCAGCGCACGGATGCGGGTCGGCAATGCCAGCACCTCGGTCTTGATTGCGGCAAACGCGCGTGACCATGTGGCAACCACTACGTCATGGGGGATCGCCCCCTCTGCCAGCTTGCGCGCCTGCAACTCGGTCTTCTCGGCTTGGGCCTCGGTGAGGCGTAGCTTCGCTTCCTCATACGTGCCGCCTGCTTCGCTCTTTGCCGCGCGCCGAGAGGCGAACCACTCAATGCACTCGGGCAGGTTGTAGCGATTGGCTCTCCCTTTTTGGGTCTGGACCGGGAAGCCGCTCTTTTGCCAGTTGGTTATGGTCTGGAGTGTGACGCCGAACGCCGACGCCACGTCATTACGGGAAACGATCATGCGGACTACTCCTCGTCGGCCACCATCGGAACCTCCACATAGCCCTCCGGTGGTCCTTCACGATCACCCACAGAACCCAGCGGAGCACCAGCAATCCGCATGCGCCGTTTGGTGTCCTCCCAATCTGCTTCCTCTTCGGCTGCGAGTTGCTCGCCCACCGCGTGCGACTTGTCACTGAGCTCGCGTCCCACGGTCTCGCCCCACTCGGCGTAAGGCATACGGCAACCCGGCGCCGTGGTCATCAGACAGGACTGCTCGTGCATGCGCAAGTTGACCCGCTTGGCTGCCGCGTAGCCCATCCAGAACTCATTCGCCGGCCGCTCGTACAGCGCCTCGGTTCTGACCTGCTGGCGGAGCCGGTGCTCGGTCGCCGCGTAGTCCTCTGCGCTGGTCTGAGTCTTGAGCCGTTCCAGAAACCACAGAGGCGGCATGGGCAAATAGTCCACGCCGTAGATGCCGATGGTCTTGTACTCCAGGTAGATTCCCAGAGCCATCATGTAGCAGATGGTGTTGGAGAAATAGTTAGGGTAGTCCAGTTTCGCCAGTTCCTCGGACGGGTACAGCACCGGGTGTTGGACGCCCTGGAGCGGGTGGAACAACACCACCGGGATCTCGCGTTTCTCGACTTCCCGATCTGCGGTCGTCACCTCGTCGTGGAGCTCGAACACCGCGGTGAGTTGCGGTTGCTCCATGTCGTTGACGCCCCACACGTCCATGGTCCAGTCGTTGGCCACGGTCATCCCGTACACGTTGGTGAGTCCCTTGCCGAGGATGATGAGGTTCTGACATCGCTTCAACGACTCCACCGGCTCGCAGGTTTCGCGGAACTTCTCGCGGCGCGCGGCCCGGGCTTCGGCTTCCTTTTGGCGTGCCTCCATTTCGGCCATCATGGCCTGTTCTTTGTTGCGCTCTTCTTCCACGTTGATTGCCGTTTGCAGGGTCTCTGGAGTCTCTGGCGTGTCTGTCATGGAGGTTCCCGTTGTGCGCGCATCGGGGTTGCTCCTCTGGTAAACCGAAACGAAAACCTTGGTAACTGGAGACAGAATGGGCTCGGGTTACC